TCGATTTGATGATACACAAACAAAAGAATTTTGGAGTGATATTTTAACTAATGAAAAATTTAAAGAATATGTAAGGAAGCGTTATGAAATTGCTTATGGAAATATTATGCAAGATATTCCCATGGATGAAGAAACAACAGAGTCCTAAGTATTCTATAGATTATAGGGATGAAAATACCTATTTTACCATACTTGATGGTAAATATCAAAACGTCACCGTAACATACTCGCAAACCCAATTCTTTGAAGATGAGGGTTTTGCGAGGTTAAAATTCAATTACCATGTCATAGATTCTTCAACATTTGCCTTAGAACAGTTGACAGACGATCAAGAATTTGTTATAATGTTAGGTGATATCCTACAGGACTATATTCTAGTAAAGGCAAAAAATCTTGAAACAGTTAGAAACCGTAATTCTGAAGAATTTGATCTTCAATGAAGAGTATACCCGCAAAGTATTCCCTTTCATAAAGCACGAATATTTTTCTGATAACGTACATAAAAAATTCTTCAACGAAGTAAAGAGATTCATTGAAGAATATAAAACTCCTCCTACCTACGAATCACTACTCATTGATTTTACTGAATCTAAAAGACTAACACAAATCGAAGTGAATGGTTGTGTTGATTTGCTGCGTGAACTCAATTCGAATAAGAATGAAAGTTCAGAAATGGATTGGCTGATTGACCAAACAGAAAAGTTTTGTCAAGATAAAGCAATCTATAATGCAATCATGAATTCGGTCAGTATTCTAGACCAGAACGGCGAAGATAAGAAATCTAAAGGCGAGATACCCAAACTTCTAAGTGATGCCTTGGCTGTATCTTTCGATAATCATATCGGTCACGATTATGTGAATGATTTTGATGCACGATATGATTTCTATCACAAACAAGAAACACGAATTCAATTCGACCTCGATATCTTTAACAAGATCACAAAAGGTGGTATTCCAATTAAAACTTTGAATATCGCACTTGCAGGTACAGGTGTTGGTAAATCTTTGTTTATGTGTCACGTTGCAGCTTCTTGTCTATCACAAGGTAAAAATGTTTTGTATATTACACTTGAAATGGCTGAAGAAAAGATTGCAGAACGTATAGATGCAAATCTTTTAAACGTAGACCTGAATGAGTTGTACACTTTAACCAAAGAAGATTATGGGCGAAAGTTCAATCATTTAAAAACTAAACTAAATGGTAAATTAATCATCAAAGAATATCCAACTGCATCAGCATCAGCACTTCATTTCAGAGCTTTGTTGAATGAGTTACAATTGAAAAAGAATTTCAAACCAGATATTGTGTTCATTGATTATCTGAATATTTGTTCCTCATCTCGTATTAAACCTGGTGCAAATGTAAATAGTTATTCTTATATCAAAGCTATTGCAGAGGAACTTCGTGGTCTTGCAGTTGAATTTGCTGTGCCTGTTTTTTCTGCTACACAGACAACAAGAAGTGGTTTTACAAATACTGATCCGGGTCTAGAAGATACTTCAGAATCTTTTGGTCTACCAGCAACAGCAGACTTTATGTTTGCTTTGGTCAGTACTGAAGAACTTGAACAGTTGAATCAAATTATGGTGAAACAATTGAAGAATCGTTATGGTGATCCAAATCATTTCAAACGATTTGTTGTTGGTATTGATAGAGCTAAGATGAAGTTGTATGATGCTGAACCTGATGCACAGAATGATATTTCAGATTCAGGACAAACAAATGATACTCCTCCATTAAATACGTTTGGTAATCGTGAGAGTAAATTTAATAAAAATTTCGGTGGAATTAAAGTATGAGTTTGAATAAAGATCAAGCAATTTATTGTGCGAATGTATTCTCAAACTATTTTGATAGATTTGAAAGAATAGATGAATACATGCGTGAACAGAAGTTGTCATCTATGTCAGAGAGATCGCCAACACTTTTTGGTATGGGACCTGAAGATGATTTGTTTTCTGACTTCACTGTTTCACCAGAAAAAATGAACTTTGAAGTTGTCGAACTTTCACAAGAAAAGTGGGACATTTATCTGAATATGATTTCTTCTCACTCAAACATGACAAGTATTCCTGGTCGCTGCTTGAGATTGGCTGTATTAGAAACCACAACAAATAAATGGTGTGGTTTCATTAGACTAGGTTCACCAGTAATTAATTGTAAACCTAGAAATGAAATGTTGGGTCAAGTGTTTACACAAACTGAAGGTGGCGCACAGTTGTTTAATCGATGTGCTATCATGGGCTTTGTTATTGTACCTGCACAACCGTTTGGTTATAATTATCTTGGTGGTAAATTGATGGCTGCGATTTGTACTACACATGAAGTACGTGAAATGTTGAACAAGAAATATAACATGACAACTTGTTTGTTTGAGACAACAAGTTTATATGGTTCAACTAAGGCTGTATCACAATATGATGGTATGAAACCTTATATTCGATATAAGGGTTTGACTGATAGTGATTTTCTTCCTATGTTGCACGGTAAAACATACACCGAACTAAAAGAATATATGGAAGAAATTATTGGCGAACCACTCGCACCAGAGGGCGCATCTAGTCGTAAACTAAAGATATCAAATGCCATGGTGTCACATATCAATGTTGCATTGAAAGGTACACCAGAAGGTGCCAAGTTTAAAAAGACCATAGAAAATGCAAAGAATCTGAACGAACAGAAACGTTACTATGTGTCAGATTATGGATTTAGTAACATGGTTGACTTTGTTAATGGAAAAACAACTAAACTGGTTGCTGGTGAAAACTATGAAAAGTTTCATTTGAAAAACATAATTGAGTGGTGGAGAAAGAAAGCCATTAACAGATTTGAAACCCTAAAGACTGAGAATAGACTTAGAACAGAGATCGAAGTCTGGACAGGTGAAAAAGAGATTGACATAATTCGGTAGTCCTGATAGGATAAATACTCCAATAAACTGATAGGAGTATTTAAATGGCCAAATCTTATTCAGCAGCTGAATTAACAAGGATGCAAGAACTAGGTTCTGCGTGGATTTTTCGTAGAGTATTGAATGATAATCAAAGATACAATACTCCAGAAGATATCGTAAAAGATAAAAAGTATATCGAGTTGGTAAAAATTTATCCAGCAATAAATGCTGAATGGTTAAAGGCATTTCATGCTCAACAAAAAACTATGTTTAGAGAATTTGCATCATCTAAGTTTACAGAGTTTACAAGAGACGGTGGATTCATGGACTACATTACAGAATTAGTCAGAGCAAAATTTAAAATTGCTAAAAAAGATTCTTGGAATCCTGCTGATATTTGGTGTATTCAAAATGAACAAAAAGTTATTGCGGATATTAAAAAGACAATTGAAGATGGTAAATCATCTAGCCTTTTAGAATTAAATGCTCTTATGAGAACAATGTATAAACAAAGGAGACTTGTTGGTGTTTCTTTGAAATTAATTTCTGGTAAAGAAGCAAAGTATGAAGAAGTTAATATAAACGAAGATGATTTTCCCGATAAAAAAAATTATAATTTTAACATTTTATCAATGAAGTGTCCTTTAAATTTAAAAAATGGAACACAATTTGCAACGCAAGATACTAGAATTATTGTAGAAGGTGATAATGTAAAATATGATTTTCAAATTAAAGCAAATAGCACATCTGATTATAATAACTTAAAATTCGAACCAACTTCATCAGCAGGTACTAAAGCTAGATTGGGTAAAACACCACTTGACTTATTGGCAAAACTATTAAAAGATTATAAACTGCCATTTAAAAATAGTCATAAAGAATATCCAATGACTAGTGCAGAGTTTAATGATAAAACTTCTTTAGAATATGCTAAGAAAGTATATAGTTCAATTGTTGCTGCAAAAGTTGATACGGGTGTAAAAAATGCAGAAGAGTTCATTTCAAATATGCAAAAAGTATTTACACTTGAACCACACACAGCAAATTCTAAATTAATGCAGTTAAACTTTTTATATAACATTTGTGAACTGAAAAAAGAAGAAAGAGATAATTTGTTAACTGATATGTGTTTTCTTGCTCAGAAAAAAGGCCGACAGTTTGGACCATTTGGGAAATTATACTAAAATGAAATTCTTAGACTTTTTAGTAGAAGCCAAAAACGAAGGCGCAAACCTACACCTAGAACACCTAGAAGATAATATATTTAATTTTGGTGTAAATGGCACACGACAATCGATTGATTTTTTAAGATCATTAAGAGATATGTTGGCAGGTCAATCTCAATCAAAAGTAAATGTTACAACGAAATGGGATGGAGCTCCTGCTGTTATCTGTGGAATAAATCCTGAAAACGGAAAGTTTTTTGTTGGAACAAAATCTGTTTTCAACAAAGAGGGCAAATTAAATTACACTGATGATGATATTGACAGAAATCATCCTGGTGGTGGACTAAATGAGAAATTAAAAATAGCATTGGCCTTTTTACCAAAACTTGGTATTAAAGGTATACTACAAGGTGATCTATTGTTCACTAAAGGTGATATAGAAACCGATACGATTGACGGACAAAAGTATATAAAGTTTCAACCAAATACAATCGTGTATGCAGTGCCAATAGATTCAGTCATGGCTAAAAAAATGTTAGTCGCTCAACTAGGAATAGTTTTTCATACTTCTTATTCGGGAAGAACTATAGATACATTGAAAGCATCCTTCAATATTGACATTGGTAACTTAACACAAACTAAAGACGTTTGGTTCCGTGATGCTTCATTCGTCGATGCATCTGGTACCGCAACATTCACAGATAAAGAAACGCAAGCAGTAACATCTTTATTGTCCCAAGCTGGTAGAGTCTTTCAGACCATAAATCCTGTCGTGTTAAATAGAATATCTTCTGGATTATTTAAAGAACAAATTAAAACATTTAATAACACCAAAATAAGATCAGGCCAAAAGGTGACGAATACCAGTCAACATGTATCAGAATTAATTAAATATATTGAAGATAAATTAAATAAAGAAATAATTTCTGCAAAGAAAGAAGATACAAAGAAGAAAAGAATTGCCGAAAAGAACGAAGTGATGAGATTTTATAGAAGTAGTTCTAATCAATTAAAATCTATTTTTGATTTAATGAACCTAATAGTTGATGCTAAGTTAATGATAATAAGAAAATTAGAATCAATCAAATCTTCAGTGGATACCTTTGTTAGAACGGAAGATGGTTATAGAGTTACTGGTCCCGAAGGATTTGTGGCAGTAGATAGAATAAGTGGAGGTGCATTGAAGTTAGTTGATCGACTAGAGTTTAGTCAAACTAATTTTAATGCCGCAAAAAATTGGAGCAAATAATGGCATACGATTTAAATAAAATATTACAAGAATACGGAGATGATGACTTTGGTTTCTCTGCCGTTTCTGAAGAAGAGTATAATGCAGTAATCAATGAGAAGGCTGATACTGTAGAAGAGTTTCAGGTTAGATTACAACAAGTGGAGAAATTGGTTTTACCTTTCTTTACAAAACTTTTACAAACGGCCGATAAAGAATACATATATTGGCCAAACAGAAAAAAATTAGTCGAAGATCAAATACAAAAGATACTTAAATTAACAAGAGGTTAAAATGGCTTACTCAACTCAAGTATTAGATCATTACGAAAATCCAAGAAATGTAGGTAAGTTTGATGTGGGTGATGAAAGTGTCGGCACAGGATTAGTAGGTGCTCCAGCTTGCGGTGATGTTTTGAAATTGCAGATA